CTAGGGTCACCCCTAGAGAGTTCTTTTATTTACCAGATTATGGTATGTTATAATCACTGATCGGTTAGCAGTTATCGAACCATTGCACTCAAACCCTAATAAAGGTTTGTATTTATTATCCAAGAATAGGATTGTATATTCTGATCTTATATGTGGTCAATTTGTTATAAGTTAGCTAGTGATAGAGGTTTATAACAATAACATATATCCGACAATAGGATTGTATATTGTTCTTACCTTAATAGAGGTATGTATCTATTATCCGCGAGAGGATTGTTTCTCACCAATTTCAAGTTTAAATCACACAGTTTTAATTAGATAGTTATGTGTCGTTTTTCTGTCTTATACGTTACTTAAGACATTCCAGTCTCTGGTCTTTTGTGTCCAGGACGCTTCAACTATGGGTTTAAGTTCCAATTACTTTCGGTCCCTATGTAAGATAATGCAGTGATAGTGATTCTTACAATACACCCGGGTAATTGCACCTTAACATAGGTAGGCAAACCGGTTTTACGACTCTGCCCGTTAAGCAGATGTATATATATATGTGACATATGACCAAATTTTATTAGTTGATGTCGACTCGGTAAGCATAAGCCTCCCTGTCTGTCAGATTCGATGACCAGTCTTAAAATAATATTTTAGGATGATGTCTTAGATATGACCTTGAACTAATAATAGCTTAAATGTGGTGAAATATATATATAGGATCCCCTCAGGCTCTGAGGATCCTTAATAGGAAGGCCATGCGCTTGCTTTTAGCGCGCCATATGTGGTAGAACCAACTTGGTGTTAAATCATGGAGATCCCTATGGGAGAGCCAATAATCAATGTGTAGCATGGATGGAGCAAGCAAATCAAAACAAGTTAAACAAAACGGTCAAAACGGTCAAGATGAGTGTCCTAAATGTCATAACGACAATATTCGTACGCATATTCCTAATATGTTCGCAAATTTTCTTACAACCCTTGAAAACCGAGGCTTGGGCGATTATATCGACCAATGCTCTAGATCTTCTAACGGATTTTATGATATGTCTAAAAATACGACTAATCATGGTTATATTTCAAGTCGTGATGCAATTATTACGCATCTCACTGCAAATGGCAGGAGATGTCCTAGTACCTACGAATCCATTTTCAAATTAGATTTTAATACTCTATATTTAATTGAAAATTTGGTTCATAAGGTGCAAAATGAATACATCATCCAATTTATGGATGATATGATTACTGCTGGATATCCAATTTGTACTATCCGATCATTTTTGATTAGAGCTTTTTCAATTAATTTTGATAAGAGAAAACCACGATATCTTGATAGTGTCGTTCCAACTAAATGTCACCTTAAAAACGTGATTACTCCCCAATATGGCCAACTTTTAGATCTGGTCAATATGTTTTATCATGATCAATTCGATATTGTTGAGGATAGTGAGCTTATGTATGAGGTTGTTAACTACTATTTTATGAGAGCTCTTGAGTCAGCCGGCATGGCTGTTTATGACTATAACCCTGACATTATGAGATATCTTATGAATTTTACCCCTTTTGATGTGGCGATGAATACTTATTACCTAGATTATCTAGGTCTTCCTGTGGCCCAAAGCTTGGTTGAAGATGGTGGATTCGTCAATACATTAGGCAACACTATTAAGAAAAGCTTTGATTTACCAAACCAAATGCATTCTGCAGCCCAGAATGTAGCTCGTGCAGCTAATAGTGCTATGATATGTGGCGACCGAATATCGGAAATGTCTGATATATTGAAGACCTTTATTGACGCCTTTATGTCAAGAGCTAATGATTTTAGAGATAAGATTGAATCTTCAACTGTAATAACTCTGGTTGAGGTTTTTATTGATTTTATATCTGATCTACATGATCTTAAGAGTGTGCCAGTTGGTAGATGGATAACATATGTATCGCGTATACTTAGATGCTTCATCCCAAATTGTATATCATTGGCGATTGAATTTGTGAACACTTATATTGTTGGTGTATTCACTGCAGTAGTACAAGGATCTTCGGATCTTTTGATTACTTTAGTGACTGCATTGACTGGAGTTATTGCCATTGGTAGTGTTCCTACTCTTAAGCAAAACAACCAAATGGTTGAATATATGAAGGCTATCAATATTAGCGTTCCTTTTTCGAAGAACATTGTTGCCATGATGCAAAACATAATTAAGATGTTACCAGAGTGTATTAAGGGATGGTTCTCACAATTTGTTCCTGAACACTTTTTCTATTTAAAACTTATCAATGAATATCAAGAGGTTTTAAATAGTATTGACGACTTCTTGAATATGGAAGTTGATACTATATATTTTAGTTCTGAGCTACAAAAAGCTATAGCTAAGACTTATGTAGCTTCTCATTCTTTGGTTAAAGATATGGCACCTTTTATTAGTGATACTTCTGGACAATTTTCTTTGTTGCGTGAACAATTGCGCAAATTTGATAAACTATATGACTCTGTTACAGCACTTCAACGATGTGGTATAACAAGAGCATGTCCATTCTCACTAACTATTTATGGTTCGTCTCAAATTGGTAAGTCTACATTGTCTGCTGCTGTTGCTAAGTATATGTTTCCAACATTTTTACCTGACAAGGTAAGGTATGTTGTTCCGGCTGATCCTGATGAATTTTGGAACGGATATTCCGCACTTCATCCCGTCACCTGTGAGGATGATGCTGATCAAGATGCAGAATATAAAGCCGCATTGCGATTTTTCTCTATTATTACTAATGCTCCATATCAACCTCCTATGGCTTCTTTGGATGACGTGTCCGTAGGTAAGAAAGGTACACCCTACCATTCTAAGATGCATATACGTTGTACCAATATTGCTTGGCCAAACCCTACAACTAAGGTTTTGTCTAGAGAGGCCTATTGGAAGCGTAGACATATGCTTGTTGAAGCTCGTGTTAAGGCTGAGTATAAAATGGGCAATAGAGTCATGTACGATCCATTGTTTCGTCATCTCGAATTTTTTGAACTTGACCCTATTGTTGAGAATAGTAACGCTACACCTATTGGTGACGTTATGGATTTCTTCGATTTGTTGAGATCTCGATATGATAGACATATGGAGAATGAGGATCGCATATTGGCTGTAATGAACGCGACTGGTACAGAATTTGTTAAAGACCTTGAGGAAGCTTTTAGTAGAAATTTCTTTACTGATGCCGTAGCTCAGGGTAAGTTAACAGATTTACTCAATCAAAGTACAACTATGGTTACCAATCGTATGCAATCGACTTATAATACTATTAAGCAGTATTTGGACGAACACCCTAATATATCAAGGATATGTAAAGTTATTGGCACAGTCACTGCTATTAGTAGTATTGCTGCTTCCGTGTTGGCCATTTATTCATCACTGTTCATGAACTTATGTAAAGATTTACATGACAATCGTAGTGACAAGCCTAGAGATCCTAATGATGAAACGCAATTCTATTACAGAAATGTTAATGGAGAATGGGTTGTATCAGATCTATCTAAATGTAAGAGAATGGTTATGGGTGAATGGGATGACGCCGAATGTGAGGCTATGCCTTCTGGTGATATGCGCACTGCTAAGTATCGCAAATTTGCTAAGAAAACAGCACATGCTGAAGGAACATCAGATGCAAGTGCCGAATCCTTGACACGTGATGTAATACGTGGTCGACAGGCATTTCTCAAGATTTATGATGACGACAATAAGAAAACTAATTCTATGTGTGGTTTATTTATTGGTGGTCGATACCTTCTTGCTCCTTATCACCTTTTTGTTAATTCTGAAGGTAAAATATATAAGGAGCATTCAAGATTCACTATCACCACAGATTGTGTCGTCTTTGAGGAGATGTTTGTCCCAGAGAAGCTTGTCCGACTTAAAACAAATTCAGGACAAGATAAGGATGTTGCTATATATGAATGTAGCAAACGTGTCAAGTTGTATAAGGATATTCGTCATCATTTTATTAGTGAGAGTGATCTTGCAAATCTTAGTGCTTGGAATGAATCAACTTTGAATAAATATCGAGATGGTAATGTTGAGAGAGAATTGATTAATTGCTCTGCTATTGTTAATAAACAATATCAAATGTGGAATAGTGAACAATGTCTCAATTTATACAAAGGTTTCCAATATGATGCCGTTACTGTCTCTGGTGATTGTGGTTCTGTATTAGTTTTGTATAATACACGTATACGAGGTAAAATATTGGGTATACATGTTGCTGGAGAAAGAGCAAAACATCATGGTTATTCAGAAATGATTACATGTGATATGTTGAAGGATTTTAATCCTTTGATTGTTCCTGCACCATTACCCCTTTTGACTGAAGATGAACCTGCAATTGCTATGGTCGAGGGTAATTATACCTATTATGGTACATTACCTCGTGAGATGTCTCTGTTCCCTGTTTCTAAAACAGAAATTAAGCCATCTTTGATACATGGCAAGATCAATGCACCTGTGACTAAACCAGCTGATTTAAATAAGCGCAATTTTGGTGAAGCGATATCTAAATATTTCGAACCACCCTTACCTATAAATCCAAAGGTTATACCCATTTTGGTACAGGACCAGGTTGATATATTCAAACAATTGCCTCGATTCACTCTTGGTGGTGTGGTTTCAGAAGATATTGCTATTAATGGCGATGCCTCAAAACCATATTGTGATGGAATGAATATGCACACTTCACCTGGTTTGCCATATAAGCTTTCCAATCCTGGAAAAGGCAAGTTGAAATATTTTGGTATCGATGATAATAATAGATACTATGTGACTGATCCTCAGTTGCGAGCACGTATAGATCATCGTATTGAGATGGCTAAGCAAGGTAAAATGGTCGATTCAACATGGGTTGATATACCGAAGGATGAGCGTAGAAAGGTTGGAAAGAAAACACGTATGATTGTTATACCACCAATGGATTACACCATAGTATTTAGACAATATTTTATGGATTTTATTACTAATTTTTATAACAATCATTTGAATTTTTATTCTGCTGTTGGTATGAACCCATACTCCTATGATTGGACGGCCCTTATTGATAAATTAAAGGGAATGTCCAATAATGGGGGAGCCGGCGATTGGAAACAATTTGATGGTAA